AAGAAGCAATGTGTTTTAGTAGAGCTTCTTTAGGCTTTGATTTAGAGGATTTAATATATTTAAGGAACATTTTGTTTTTGGGTATCATATATAAATATATATTATATGTTTTCTCCTTATCAGTATATGGAAAAGTTTGAACTAAATTTACAAACTCAATATACTCAGGATTCATACTAAGGAATCGATGAACCATATAGCAATTAAATGATTCTTTCTCATCCTCAGTAAATGAATTCCAAGATTTTTTCTCGTAAGTGATTTGGTTAAGCCAATCAAAGAGAGTCATTGTACTTCTGATATTCTTCTCTAAATTCAGTTGGTAACATTTCAATTAAGATCTTACCTGAAGTTGGGTCATAAAAGCAAGGAACAGGCATAATAGCGTCCTCTGACGTACCAGCTAAAAATTTAGATACCTTACGTAACAAAACACCTTCAGTAAATACTTGTTTTCCTTCAGGAGAGACAATAGGTGTTGTTTGACTTGGATCAACCTTAACGTTGAGATTTTGTTGTTGATTACTCATTTTATTTGTTTTTTATAATTTTTCCAATCTATATAAAATCCAATAGCTACTAAAATATTCATCCCAAATGATGATAATATTTCAATTATATCTTCATACACATTCATTGTTAAGTGAACATGACCTATCATCCAAAATGGTACTGATAAGTTACTTGATATCCATAATAACAAGTATGTTATAAAATGAATTACTGGATGATTTTTAATATTGCGCATATTAATGCCATTGTATTAATTTCTTTATCAATTCTGAAGTTAGCATGGTACATATAACTTTCTATTTCAATAACAATCATTGCTTTTGCTAGATCATTATTACCATATTCATCTAAACTATCATATAAGAATCTATAAACATCTTCAAAATCATCCAAATTACTATCTGCAAGTATTTGTCTGATGTTTTTAAAACTAGGTTTAGATGGTGATTTAAGTTCTTTTAATAGAGCGTCTTTATAACCACCTGTTAAAACAGTTTTATCTATTTTAAGAGTACCTTCAACATTATTAACTTGACAAGTGTTAAGTATTTTTCTAACATCAGGATAATGTTTATTAACTACTGATACTAAATCTTCTACTGTGTATTCAATATATTCTGTATCTAAAATAACAGATACATGTTGTGCTACTTCTTTTTTAGATGGAGGAGTAATTTTTAATACTTGACAACGTGATTGAAGGGGATCGATGATGCGTTCAAGGTAATTACATGTTAAAATAAATCTAGTAGTACGAGAGTATGTCTCAATAATGTTTCGTAATGAGGCTTGGGCTTGAATAGTTAAAAAATCTGCTTCATCTAAAATAACAATCTTAATAGGTTTGAATGAAGCACTTGAAGCGAATCCTTGAACTTTATCTCTAATTGTATCGATCCCCCTTTCATCACTTGCGTTTATATATAAGTAATCACAATCAAAATTATTTACAATTAATTTAGCTAATGTTGTTTTACCTGTACCAGGTGTACCATACAATAGTAAGTTTTGTAAGTCATTGTTAGCAATATACTTAGCAACAATTTGTTTTAATTGTTTATTACCAACATATTCATCTAATGTTTTAGAACGATATTTTTCTACAAATAAACTATTTTCTTTCATATAACCAAATATAACAAAAAATGGCCCGAAGGCCAAATTTTTTATTCATATTTTTTAGGTGGAGCACCATGTAGATTTGTATACAGATCTATATAGCGATCAAATTCTTTTTTACTATCTGTAACTGTTGCCCAATCATCATTGATATAGTGGTCGATGAATGGATGTTCCATATCATTCAAATCATATGGGATATAATTCTCACCAGTTAATTCTTTATATGCTTTATTTAATTTATCAACCATTGATTTTTTTGATGTAGTTATAATGTATAAAGGTATACCATTATTATAATCACCAAGATAATTGAATACAGCATAATATGTAGTTTGACCATAGACTATACTAACTTCTCTTAATAAGTCTGTTAATTTAATCATAGTCATTATATTTCAACCCATTCTCTATCTTCTCCTAATCCCCAATCTTCTTCAGTTTTGTATCCATCACTAAATCGATCTAAAGAATTTGTAATAAATATCATGTCTTCATCTGGATAAACATACACTTTATTAAATGACGTGAGTTTAGATATTTCATCATTAATCTCTTTTTTAGCAAATTCTTCTCCACTCTCACTAAGATATTCATCAAGTGACATATTATAACTACTTCTTGTTATTTTATCAAGCATAGTTCTAAATACTCCATTAGCAAAAGCATCCGAACCTTTTTTAATAGCTGGGAAATCTTTTACTTTAAAAAGTTCAACATGTTTGTCATCAAGTGATTTTAAAGCATACACAGTTGTATTACCATATACAATGCTAGCTTCTCTTAGTAAGTCGGTTAATTTAATCATGATAATACATATCAGTAATCACCATACATGTTAAATTTCTTTGGTGGTGGAGGTGGTGCTTTCTCAACTACTATACTATTAATAGCATATAATTTACCTTGCATAGGTGATAATTTAAAATCACATGGTATTCCTCCAAGTTCCTCAAAATAACCTTCTAGTACCTCAGTTAATGACTTGTACACATAACTAGGATCACTTCGCAATACCCACTGGTCTCCCGGTGGGTATCGCTCAGCGATCAACACAACTTCTTCTTTTACTTCAGTAGCCATTAGAACATTCCTTGCATTCCGCCCATCATGTCATCCTGTTTTTTATCTTCAGGCTTATCCACAACTGTGCATTCTGTTAATAAAATAGTTCCTGCTACTGAGGCGGCGTTTTCAATCGCGGTCCTCGTGACTTTCGTTGGATCAATGATACCAGCTTCTTTCATGTTTACCATTTTATCAGAAGTGATATTGTACCCTTTCCAATTGTCTTTACCTGTTAATTTATTAATTAACCCAAATGACTCTTGGTCAGTGTAACCAGCATTAGATAAAATCTTCATAAATGGTGATACACATGCTTTATAAACAATATTTCCACCTGTTGTATGACGATTTACAATTGCTTCCCTAGCATAAATTAAAGCAGCACCACCACCTGGGACAATACCCTCTTCAATTGCAGCTTTAGTTGCTTGAAGTGCATCATCAACGCGGTCTTTCTTTTCTTTAACTTCTGTTTCAGTATTTCCACCTACGTGGATGATTGCTACTCCTCCGATGAATTTCGCCAATCTTTCTTGGAGTTTTTCTTTTTCAAAGGGTGAATTTGCTTTTTCGATTTGTTGCTGTAGCTCTTCAATACGTGTTTCAATTCTTTCAGGTTGTCCTTTTCCATCAATAATGGTTGTTTGGTCTTTTGTTACTGTTATAACTCGGGCTTCACCAAACCATTTTGAATCAAAACGATCTAATTTCATACCCTTGTCAGTACTAAATACCTCACCACCTGTTAAAAGCGCGATATCTTCTAAAATCAATTTTCTACGATCACCAAAGTCAGGAGCTTTAACTGCTGCCACTTTAAGTGTACCTCTCATTTTATTTACAATCAATGTTGCTAATGCTTCACCATCAATGTCTTCAGCGATGATAAACAATGGGCGACCTTGAGATGATACTGCTTCTAATAATGGTAACAATTCCTTAATTGAAGTAAATTTCTTATCAGCGATAAGAATCAATGGGTTTTCTAATGTACAAGACATTGTATTGTTGTCTGTAACAAAGAAGTGAGATTTGTAACCACGATCAAACTGCATACCTTCTACTGTTTCAAGATAAGTATCACCTGATTTTGATTCTTCAATATAAACTACTCCCTCACGACCTACTTTTTGCATTGCAGTCGCAATCAATTTTCCTACTTCAGGATCGTTGTTCGCGGAAATGGTAGCTACTTGTTCCAATTGATCTTCAGAACTGATGTCTTGTGAAATGTTTCTGCGTAATTCTATTACTACATCTTTAACCGCGGCATCAATTTCACGCTTAATAGTTACAGCGTTAACTCCATTATTTAATGATGTTAAACCTTCTTTAACCATATTTTGAGCTAATAATGTAGAAGTAGTTGTACCATCACCTGCCCCATCAGCTGTCTTAATAGCTGCTTGTTTAACCATTTGTACACCTAATTCTTCAATTGGATCTTCAAGTGAGATACTTTTTGCTACTGTTACTCCATCTTTTGTTGATTGTGGATAACCATTTTGGTTTGCTATAACTACATTACGACCATTTGGACCTAATGTAGATGTAACTGCGTTTGCTAATTTGTCAATACCTGATACAAGTTTTTTTCTTGCTTCAGGGCCAAATTCGATAATTTTACTCATATTCTTCTGTTGTTTCTGTTATAATTGCTAAAACTTGATTTTCTGGGCATACCCAATACTCTTGACCTTCTAGTTCAATTTTGGTAGGACCTAGTGGTGGTAGCATTACTTCTTGACCTACCTTTAGTACTGTAGGAATGAACTCACCTGAGAATGATGCTTGTCCAGGACCTACAGATACAATAGTACCAATAAGGGCTTTTTCTTTACCTAAATCAGGCACGATGATACCTCCATACATTGTTTCTTCTTCTTCACGAGGTTTAACTATAACCGCGTTAAATGTTGCTTTTAACTGTTTCATATATTTACCATTTGTTTGATTTCATTTCTTACTGATTCCCAAGCATCAATATACTCTTTAATAGAATTAAATACTGGGCGTTGTTCTACTTTTAATTTAGCGATAGAATTTAAAGCAGAGGCGATATCATTATGGAAGGTTAAAGTTTTAACACTTTCTTTTTCTCTAACTTTACGTCCTCGGCCTGTGTTAGTACCAGGTAGTACTAATTGATAAACAGTATAACTGTTACTATCTTTACCGATAAAATAGGGCTCAAGGATTGGATCCTTAA